AAAAAAAAAATTATTTTCAAAGGTAATTCAAAAAAAAATATTTTTTTTCTATCAACAAAAAAAACCGCTGAACAAATCAACGGTTGAAAAAAAAAATAAAAAAAAATTTTTTTATAATATGGTTTTATCATTCGTGTATAGCGGATTTGCTTCATTTAAATTTGGCTCAATATGATTATCATCATCCTGATGATTAAAAAGAATATTTCTAATTTTTGGGCCGCCTGTGAACGCTTCTGGAATCAAACAATTTAAAACGGTTGTATCTTCTTTCTCATCAAAATTATATTCAATGCTTTCTATCATGAAGCGGTTGTATGCGTAACAATAAATATAATGATTATGCACATTAACTATTTCGCCAGGATAAAGAATATCAAAAATTCCTTCTAATTTCAATGATAATTGAATTGCTTTTAGTTCAGCTGCCAATTCATTCTTTGCTGCTTGTTTAGTGTCTGTTTCCTCCCCGCTTGTCAAAACTTTGGTTGTTGGTCTATAGATTGGAATCAAAGTGTTTATTGCCTTATCTGTCAAAGAAACTCCCTCGTTATCATCACTAGGCTGGCTCACAATATCAATTTCAGAATGTAAAGCTTGACCATTGAATGAAAGTGCCATTTCCAAAGTATTTCCTTTATCAAAAAAGTAAGCTGGCTTTTGGTCATATTCAGGTTGAAATAAAATTACATTTCCAAACTCATCATGTGATAAAATAATATTTTTTTGAGAACAAAGCTTTGCTAAATAATCTTTCACAGTTTCGGTAGGACCTGCAGAAGTTCTACCAAATACACTTTTGCTTTTTGCCTCCAAACTTTTTAAATCGGTCTTTTCCTTTAGTCCTGTTTTAGCTTTTACTCCAGTATTAGCAAGGTTGGTAACATTCTGAGATACTGAAACTTTTATTCCATACAAACCGCATAATCTGGTAGCAATATCAATTAGTGATCGATTATTAGATTCTAATGGGTAATTCTTCACAGGAATAGTCACATCCTCCAATATACCACATTTAGAGTAGCCGGAGAACACTACCAAATTACGTCCCTTATCACTTCTGAATACGTGATTTAAAATTGTTCCTGTAAAAATTAATTTATTTTCTGAATTGTAAAATTCAATTTGCTTGTATTGTAAAGGCTTAAAAATTTCTTGATGTTCAATGTTATTAGCTATGAAATGACTAGAAAACTCAAATGTAGACCCGATAGAATCTAGTTTCAATGTTATCTTGCCATTGTTGAATAGATTTACAAACTTTCCCTCAATTTTAATCTCCATGATATTTGTATTTGTTTTAAAAAAAATATTTTATTTCAAAAAAAATAATTTTTATATTTGAAATCGAACCTCTCTGCCTTTTTTCACAAGGAACAGCTCTCTCAATTTTATATTATTTGTTGCAACAAAATTAGCCAAATTTTCATCATCTGCATCTAATCCGATATAACGGTGAACTAACAAAATAGGATTAGTGTCTTTGTCTACAACAATTATTTTTTCTCTCTTGGCTTCAAATGAAAGCTTATATAAATTTGAAATTGTGTACATAACCAATGAACTCAATTCAGACTGTACACTTGCATCTGGATTAAATGAATTATTCACATCATAAATTGAAACTTTCAACTCATCCAATTTGGTTAGATATTTACTGTACAAACTCGCTAATCTTTGCGAAGCATTAAACACATCTGAAACCAAAATATAATCTCCTGTTTGTGGTGTAACCAAAACAACGCTAAAAGAAGCGATTAGAGAAGCCGAAATGCTTTCAAAGTACTTCTTATCAGCAACACTATTAATTGTTGATTCTAGCCTAGAATAAATGCTCTCGTAGCTTGCCAATCTAGCTTCCAATACTTGTGTATAAGTTGTAGGTAAATCCAAAAAGGCTTGGATGTTCTGAATTGCATTAAACGGATCATCCAATAAATTATCAATTGCTTTTAATCCCTTATTAAGCTGATTCTGAAATTCTGAATATGTGGAGTTATCCTGCATGCTTTTCATAGCTCCTGACATATCAGAAATGCTTGTTTTTAATTTAGGAATATCTGCAGAAGCAACAGGATTATTTGCAACATAAGATAAAGATGCCAAAGCATAAAGACTTGTTCGCTTATCTCTTGTGTTATCTTTTATGCTATAATTTGTAAATGGATAATCTATTTCGATACTCTCCCAAAAAGGAATAGTAATTTCTACAAGGTTTAGGTTATCATCATTTCGCTTAAAGGAAAGTGGTTGCCCTTTTATACTTCCGTAAATTGGGTGTTCAATTTTCCAAGGTCTGGAATCTGCTGCCGAAACTTCAAACTTTCTTGCTATGTCTAGGTAGTCAATTCCTTGGAACCAAAACACTAAATTAAAGAATGGTGATCGGGGTTTCTTTCTGTCAACTAAAGTTCCTTTCACATTTATGAAATCAAAAAGACTTGTATTATATTCAGTCTCTTTTTCTCCTCCTTTCCACAAAGGAAAATATTTAGATCCATCTCCAGTTTCAATTGTAAATTCTACATTGTCTATTTCATCGTAATATGACATACCCTATATTTTTAAATTAAAAAAAAATTATTTTTACTTCCATATTTTCTGAAATTGAAATTTAGCATTCTTCTGATAGAAACCTTCAATTTGCTGTTGAGTTTTTTGGGCCGCCTCTCGGTTGAAATGAGTTGCTTTAGCCTTGGCTTTTTTAACCGTTCTATCCAACATTAATAAATCTGATTTTATTCTAAGCTTACCCTGTGAATTAGTGATGCTTTTTACCATAATCATTGCTCGGCCAGACTTGGTATTTACCATTACTGGCTTTTTATCATTCAAGGAAGCAAAAGCACTTTGCACATAAGCATTACCTTTTTTCTTGGAACGATTAACAGTTAATTTATTTTTATCATAATACTTATTTCTCCTAACCAAACCCCTACCTGACCTAGTGGCTTTCTTATACATTAATCCAGTATTATCTGTAGCTCCAATCTCATTAGCCTCCATACCATATTGAACAGCTTTGTCAGCCTTAATTCCTCGCTTATTTATAAATCCAGAAGTAGCTTTCATTGCTTCGACATTACGATTAAATCTTGCTCTTTCAACTCCGGTATTAGCCTTGAAAAAATTAGGAGCTTTTACTTTCATGTTTCTTTTAGCCGATTTCAAAATATTTTTCTGTTTCATTTCGAAAGCAGCATCACTAAGAGTTGCCCTTACAGCCGATGGAAAAGCGGATCTATTCAATCTTTCTAACCTATCTGTTAAGTGAATTACGCCTGTTGTGTTTACATTGAATGTGAAATTTGCCATAAAAAAATATTTTATTTTACAAATGTACTAATAAAAAAAGCCAGTCAAATAAGACTGACTTTGTTATGAAAAAAAATAATATTTTAAAACCATTTTTTAGCAACTTGTCCAGCTGTAAAGTAAACATGACCGTTAAACCCAAACAACTGCCCTGCTGTTCCTGAATAAGTTCCCAAAGAAGCCTTTGCCCCACTAGATAAGTTATAACTCTCCAAAACACCTGAAATCATTGTATATAATAATCCTGATTTTATAACAGCATTTGTAGTTTTAACAAAAGAAACATCCATACTTGTTGTAGATACAAAAGTTAATGTTCCTGGAGTAAAATTTAATTTTGAAATAGAATAATCATTAGCTGTTGTGTTCATAGAATTTGTAACATAAACAATTCCCTGCTGTGCATATACGTATGGGGCAAAATCACTTACATTACTGAAAGATGTTCCAGATAAAGCCACAGGAGCCGAAACTGTCAAATCACTCAAAATAAATTGTCTAAAAAAATATGTATTTGTTGCAGGAATTAAACAGAAGCAAAGTACATATCCGTTTAAGACAAAAATATCATTCAATAGAACTGTTCCGTCAGACAAATCAACTCTAATTATACTTTCTAAATTATCTACACTTGGAACATCACTTAGCAATTGTCCAGCTTCCTGATACCAAATTTTATTAGTATCGTTAAATGCCAAAGGCGTTCCCATAACAGTAAAAACTTCTGTTGCAGCATTGCTTAAAAAAGACAAGGAATAGGCTCTAACCTCGCTTTGGTCAATTATTACAAGTAACTCATCCCCTGACTTAAATCCTGAACTTGAAAATCCATATTCAGTAGCAGTTGTTCCTTTGAAACTATAAGAAGTACCTGCAACATAATCCTCACTCGCTCTTGCAACAAAAAAATATTTATTTGGTATAAAATCTAAATTAAAATCAACACTCCAAGTCGTTGCAGTCAGCCCTAAAATTCGCTCAACATCATTTAACTCATTAGGGAGTATCTTTAAAGCTTGAAGTATTTGGTAACCATTTGTTTCATTGTCCTCATCTCCTGTTGGAATGATACCGACTTCCTCTAGTAATTTATAATCATTTACTAATTGGTCATTGTAAATTTCTCTAATAACAGGAGTTCCATCAGTAGTATCAGTTTCATTTTGAATAGCTCCATAAGGATGATTTGCACTTACTTCTTTAGGTATTGAGCTTATTTGTTCTATTGTTTTCATTTATTTATTTTTTATAATTGAACTACTTCTAAATGTAATTTAATACTATTTGTTGATAGTGAAGCCTCTTTTATTGCAATTTGAAATTGAGTTGTACTAACTGGTTTAAAAACTACTCCATAAATATCATTATCAACATTTAGAGTAGATTGGCTTTCAGGAAAAGATCTAACAAAATAATTTATATTTGCCATAGTATTTGCCATAGTGACCAAAACAAAAGATTCATCATACATTGTTCCAGAAGAAAATGTAACTGCAGCAGTAATATCTCCATTTACAGCCAATGGAGTTCCTATCGGTGTTCCTGCAATATCTAACCCACTAAACCATCCTACATTTTTAACCTTATTAACAAACCCATCAACTATTGCTTTATCTTCTTTTGACATAAGTCCATTTCTTTCATCAGGATCACCAGTAGGCTTTGCTAAATAATTTCCAGAATCAGTACCAATAGTTCTCAAGGCATAAGTTATTTTATTAACCTTTGGAGTAGTAGCTACAGTATCAATTGACCCTGCATTTTCTTCCGCTTGTGAAGCTTTTTTCAGATATAAAGCATCAGCAACCATAGCATCTAAACTTACAGCGTCAGCAACTCTAATTATAGATACACCTCCACTTGTTTTGATTACCCTAACATACTCATTTGTTTTAAAATTTCCAGAATAAGTTATTGTAAAAGTTCCAGCTCCTATTCCTTTTATTTGAGTTTCTGCCGCTTTATTAAAGGCTGCCAAACAAAGAATATATTCATTATCCAACATCTGAGAAAACTTAATGTCTACACTCAATATTGTTCCGTTGGTACTTAATGGATAAATGAAGTCGTTTTTTGAGGCTAATGCTCTTAAAGATTCTATTAATTGAAATCCGTTATTTTCATTATCCGGCAATCCGCTTGGCGTAATGGCATATAATCGCATTAGCTTGGAAATATTAGAATGAAGATCGCCATATACCGAACGATTTACTCCAGTACCGTTGTTTGTTCCATCATTATCCCTGATACGCCCATCAGGATAATTTACTAAATCGCTGTTATCAACGTTTCCATTTGCATTTAATGGTATCATATATTTTTAATTTTAAGTAAAGTTAATAAAAGTGTATGCAACTAAATGTGCTGGTTTTAATTTTAAAACTGTTTCCCTAAACTCCTCTTGCCTATCAGCAGGAATTATTGCAGACTCTCCAAGCACAGCACCACCTATAAAAAAAGTCGCCCAAAGGTTTTCACTGCCTACAGAAAATGATTCATTTGGAGTTGACAAGTTCGCAATTAATTGTACCGAAGTTGCTCCATGCTGCATACCGATACCATGTT